ATTAAGTGAAGTCTTGGTAGCAAATGTATCATCTACATAGGTCTTGGTAGTATAGTCACTATTAGCTAACCATGTCTCCAATTCTTCTTCATTCAATCCTACACTATCGGGAATGATACTTACTTTACCATTTGTATCAATGACAAAGTATTTGTCAGAGAAAGAAGCTACACCTTTAGACTCATATCCTGCTTGTGGCAATGACTCTATAATGCTTGGAATAGTAACAGGGTCTACTGCATATTGAGTAAGACCACCTCTTAACACCACGTTAGCATCAATGTAGATTACATCGTCATACCCTTCATACTTGCTGATAGGGAGTCCACCAACCTTCAAACCATCCAGAAAGTCCTTGATACCTGTTACTTCTGTATCTCCAGCAATAGGGATATACTTGTCTAATTCAGTATCTACATAAGTCTTGTCAGCCTTAGTCCCTAAAGTGGTGATAATATCCCCAATGGAATTGACATTCCCTTGCAATACATCCGCTATCTCCTTCAAGGTGTCATAGGCCTGTGGAGCACCATTAACCAAGTCGTTGATTCTGCTGTCTACATCCGTCAGCTTGGCATAGTCATCCAAAGAAGGAATGTCGCTTAACTTGGCATATCTATAGTCATTCAAATACTTCTGCAAAGCTTCTTCATCCAATCCTCCCAATTCAAGATTTGGATTAAGCATCAATGTGCCATCTTCCCTTTTAGTTATGGTTAATTCGTCTACAGGTATACCTGCGTAAATAGAAGGGAGGTTAAAACTACCATCATTTAGATAAGTCGTAATACCTCCAAGTGAAGCGAAGTTGTATCTTGCTTTGATATAGAATATCGGAGTGGTCAGATCTGTTGAAGGAATTTCATCCCCATTCTCGTCAACAGCAGCGAATAGTCTGTCAAAGAAAGGCTTGTCAAGCTTCTTTCTATATTGGCTCAACAATTCACTTTGCGATGAAAAACTACCCGATGCAGAGTCAGACAATTCCTTTATTTGTCCTTGGATTCGTTCAAGAGTAGAAGCGGACGGCTTATTGTTCAGTGTTACTTTTACTTGTGGAAGGATATTGCTTTCTGAATTTTCAGTGATTGTCAACGATTGGATAGTAACCTCTTCATTGATTCCTATTTCCTCATCATAGACACTCAGCTTTGAACCTTCTATCAGTTGGTCGTAAATGTCCGAGTGCTCTTTCAGGAACTTGTCGTGGATACCAACTGAATAACCGAAATTAGTCTTTCCGTATTCCGCAAGATATTCCTCGGCTCTTTCAAGAAGCCTTTCTTCTGCATTACGGATGTATTCCTGTGGCATGAGGATGTTGAGCAGTACAAACTTGTCACCAGCTTTCATATTCCAATCCTTATTTGGAATGCTGTAGTTGCCCGTATCGTTTGTATCCGTAGTGATTCTACCAAGGGTTATCTTATATGAGCCATCAGATTGCTTTTCAATATTGCTCATATTGAAGGTGTAGCCTTGCATCGCACCCGACTTCATGGATATTTGCGCATCCGATGTCGTAAGATGGCTTTCCAAGTCAAATCCAAGGTTATGCAGATAGATTACGAAAGTGGATGCGTTATCGTCTGTTATAGGCTCAACTCCTTTGATTTCATCAATGGCATTGCCAGCTACAACCGCTCCTGTAATGCTTGGGTAAATATCATCATAGATTACACTCGCTTCTCTGATTCCATACTTCGCTATAACAGCTTCGTCAGCCAATATATAGTCAGTCTTTCCGTCCGCCTTGAAGGATGGCAGCATCAGTCGGAGAGGGGAGAGTATGAAGGAGGTATCAAGCACCGAGTCATTCCATTCGGGTCTCTTGGGATAGCTGTAATCAAGATTCCTGTCACTACCATAAGCACGGAGTTTGGTTACTATACCCGTATCAGAGTCGGAAGTACGTTCTATCTCATAAAGCCCGTTACCTTTCCCGTACTTGAAGGTGTATCCTACGGAAGAATTGCTGTTACCGATAACGACATTACGTCCTTTTACTTGGAAATTCAGATTATAGGTAGTGTTTACAAGCGATAACGCATTCCAACAATTCTGTTGGGAAATGGTTATATTCTTTTCTTCACTATCTACGCCATCCTCCAAAGTGATAGTCCATACACCTTTGCCATAAAGGGCATCGAGATTTGCTTGTATGCGTTCAGCAAGGTATCTCACCGTACCCGTAAAGCTGAAAGACAATGGAGTAGGGTAGACTACTCGGTTGTCATCGGGAACAATGTCACGCATTTCACATCGTTCAAGCTCATACTTCAACGATACAAAACGAAGGTCGTATTCGTAATCGTGGCTGGAGGTTTTCTTTACGGTTGGTATAGCTTCTATCTCAAACCTTTCACCTCTATATTCGATATAGTCAAAAACTTCAAAGGCTACCTCCTCAAAATGTTTGAAAGTAGCCGTTACGACACGCTCGTTCATGTACGAGCCGTTATATTCAACGGATTTCAGCCTGCATCTCTCCTTCAGCCCATCCTTGCTATAAACTATCCATTCACTCATTTCGACAATGTAATTTCAGTTGTAGGGTCATTAACTTTAAACGTCACAACAAACACAACTACATCGCCTCCTTCCTCCTGTCTCCAAAAAATGTCAGGCTCCGCATTGACGTATCTCACACTTTGACGGCCTATCTTGGTATAAGTGTCATAAACCATCAGTTCAGCACCCGTTCCTCCACGACCTGTAAGGTAGTCAAGGAAACCTTTGATTTGGGTATGGGCGGTGTTAAGCTCGCCTTTGTAGACAAACTCCACCTCAATCTCATAAGAGGAAATTTTCAGTTCATCGGGGATATACTCGTCATCACCATCCTCGTCCTTCCAGTCAGTGACAGGAAGTTCCTTCGCTTCACCATAGAGTTGGAAGGGAAATTCTTTACACACAATACCCCAGTTGTCGAAAGTATCAACAACTGGAGCATCGCTTTTCATCTTCTTGAAATAAATGGCATACGGTTTAGCCATAGTTAAGTTAGTTTTGTGTTTGTGTTGCGTCAAAAATAAACCAATCGCTTATTTTCCGCAAATATAACTATTTGAATAACAAATACAAATCAAAAGCACATTAAACTTTTACTTTAAATAGTTAAAGTTTATCTAATGCGCCTTTCAAGTACCTCTCCTTCGGATTCTAAAGTGCAGTTTTTACCATGCAGATACACATACACACTCGCTGCATCACGTTGCACCACCTTCACCTTTGCGTTGTCATACACACTGATGAAAACCTTGCTCAGTCGGCTGCAATCAATGGTGATTTCGCTGTCATGTCTGACGTAGACATCGGCTGTAGTATATCCGTCATAAAGGAGCTGCCCGTATGACTTCCCTTGCACGACAACCACTTGCCTTGCATTCCGTCTTTCCATCCTTGCGTCCACATAGATATTGTTCCGTTCAAGGTCTTCCTTACCAAAGTTCTTCTTGATGAACGCATTGGAAGGAAAATTCTTTTCGATAGCGAAGTCTATGAAATGCACATAGCGGTTGATTAGCTCCTGCTGGTTGCACTTTTCAAGCCCGTCAATACCTTGTTTGCAAGCCCCAAGCTTTTCAGCCTGGGACTTCAATTCATCATTAAGTTTATTCTTTCCAAACATATCGTTATACTTTAAGTCTGTTACCACTCTTGTCCACAACTCTGTTCACGAGGTCATATATTCGGTCTGCCGCATCCGCATTTCTCAACGTATTGGCTGCGATAATGTTCAGTTGGGTAAGCTGAGCCTGTGCAATAATGCTCATCTGCGGAATATCCTCTACAATAAGCTGTTCAATCAAGGTTCGCTTGATGGAGACATCTTGTCTAATCGAGTTCAGGTAGGATGCAAGCAGATTAGCAGTGTCTTCCGTTACACTTTCAATACCCTTGGAAAGTCCTCCAGAAGTGCCACCATTATCCATCTTCATGGAATATCCTTTTTCATTAAGGATTTTTTCCCACCCGTCAAGGAATTTTTGCGTCAAATCAATTCTATCTTCCACCCCTGAAACGATGTTTGTCAACGACGAGAACATTGAATCATCCATAATTCCGTTATTGGCAATGAATTGTTCCATAAACTTAGGAAGTTGCTCTTCAAGATATTTACCGATAATTAGCTGTTGCGCTACCGAAGTTGCAACATTTCTCATCACATCAGCAACAGTATCCTTATATGCTTTTGCTGCATCCTCTCCTCTCGCCCAAGCGTTGACGATGGTATCCGCAAATTGACCGGCCCAATCTTTAAAATCTATTGAATATAGAGAAGACATCATATCCTTGGACAACTGGCTGATTTCCGCATTCAACTTCTCTATTTCAAGTTGCTTGTCTTGTCGGTAAGCCTTAACCTTGTCTTCATCCTTGTTTGAGTAATTAGCTTTTTGATAGATAAGTTCATCTCTTTGTGCAAGCATAGACGCATAAGCCGCCATGTATTCATTATCAGACTCCAAGGCTTGATTGATAGCATCGTGGGTTTTCTTGCTATAAAGGAGATATTTGTTTACATCCCAAGAGAAGTGAGCAGTGTCAAGCAGTGCTACATAACTTGAATTAGGGTCTATCTGTTGTCCTTTGCCTTTGAAATAGCCCTCCGCATAGTCATATTTTTCTTTAAGCTGCATCATTTCCATTCTTGACGTAGCATCAAGGGTGGAATTATAAAGACCAGTCAACGATTCAGCAATACTATCTTTTAATAGAGAAGCTACCTTTTCAAGTCTGTCAACTACAATCTGTGAGCGTTCCTGTTCTAATTCGACCGCCTTTTGCCCTGCTTCAACAAGACCGCCTATCACACCTACTGCTGTGCCAAGAAAACCGCCGACAACACCACCAGCACCCCCAAAGACCTTTCCAATAGTCATGCCTGACTGCATACCGCTAATAGCACTATTTACAATATTGGCAAGGTTGGCAAGTCCTTCGTTGCCAAACTTTTCAAGCAGACCTGTCACTTCGTTTAAAGCGTTTGCGTACTCGGACAGCCTTTGGAATACATAGTCCATCGCCTTATCGTAATCACCATATATCTCCTTGCGGCTATCCTTTTTTTGGCGTATCTCATCGCTTAATTTTAAATACGACTCTATATCATTATTCTTGAAGGCTTTTTCCCTTTCCTTCATTAGTCTGCTTATTTCTTCATTAAGTTTGCCTAAGTCGATAGATATACCAGTGGAAAACGCTAAGAGCGGATTTCTTTTCAATGCTTCCTCTCGAAGTTTTCTCAA